CTTGGCGGCAGGCTTTGCTGCAACCGGCTTTGGCATTTCCTCATCTAAGCTCATAGCTTCAGCACGGGGTGCAGCTGCACCTGTAGCAGAAAGTACCATGGTAAGCTTAGCCTTCAACTCGTCATATGACTTAAAGTTTTTAGGATCAACAAACTCAGCTAATGAGTATTGCTTCTTCCAAATGGATTCAAGAGCATCGTCTTCTGCTAAAGGCGTAGCTGAATCAAATTCAGACTTATCGTAGTTACGATAACCTTCAACATTACGAATCTTCAACTTGAAGTTAGCACCCTTCCAGAAGTCGAAAGGATTAACTGGATCCTCGTCCTCAAATTGAGGCTGCATCACATCCTTAATCTTATCAAAGATCTTCTTACCAAACTTATACAGCTTAACTTGACCTTCGTTTTCAGGATGTGCTGGGTCTTTAACCACGTAGATATTAGCAACATAAGTCAGGCGACGTTTTTGCTTACGTACCAGATCTTTGTTAGCCTCAATACCAGAATTCCATAACTCAGTATTGAGTTCAGAAACGGGGTCGGCTTTACCTAGGGTTGTGAGTGAATTCTCGATATACCATTTACCAGTAGGACCTTGAAAGCCATGGTTCCAAATACGAACCCAGGGTAGCTCTTCGCCTGCTGATGGTGGTAGGAATCGAATGACTGCGTAGCCGTTACCAGCTTTATCTACCTCTGGTTGCCAGAAGCGGTCATCTTTTGCGTTGTCTTGAGTCTGAGGCGTTGCAATCTTTTCGACTTCTTTCATCAATTTGTCGAAACCACCTGAACTCTTTTTCATAGAACTAAAATCTAATGCCATAACTATCTCCTTGTATGCGTTGTATAAGCGAAGTATTGTGTTGTATTTTATTATTTACTATCATCAAGATCATCATAATCATCTACATCACCGTTATCTAGATCGAGACTTTCGTCTTCCTCTTCTAACATATTATATATGCTCTTCCGATATTTGCCACTCTTATCGACACCCTTAGTAACTTTACGTACCTTCTTGTCGTAATCGATATCAAAATTTTTACGTTTCATCTCTGTTACTATCAACTGCAATAAACGGCCAAGCAGATATACGTTTCGTAATTTCCGATTGATGATGTGCAAGCTTAATCAAATATCGTTGTGTTTCTCTAATATGTTCCGACAGTTCTGTCATACTGTCTTGCATAATACAAATAGACTTCTCTATCTCCGTGATACGGGATTCAGAAAGGTCCAATTGCTCTTCGGTAAATTTCATTGTATTTGTCTTTTTTAATTTCTAGAAAAGGTGAATACTTCTTGATAATTCTCGACGTATCCGGCCAGACTAAATCATCTTTTAGATCCAGATCTAACTGATCAGTGAAATTATTTAGCTTATTCAGAATTACAAGAGTCTCAATTGAAATATCATTCCGAAGATACATCTTTACAATAGGTGGGTGTTGGCCACTACTGCAACTGAAGAGCTGATCAAAAGTAATACCATTTTTATCTGCGTATGTAACTGCTTTATCAATCTCTTTTTTAAACGTATATGAGATAGATTCTATACGTTTCTTCCATCCTTGGTAGCGGTCTTTAGCTTCAACATCAAATACTCCGCCCCATCTATCACCGGATACAAAATTGGCTACCAAGAAATTCACAATATCTTTATCCGAATAAGTTTCAGCTACACGGCGAATAGCTAAAAGATCTTTACGTTTAAAGAATGAGTTCTTGGTAGCACGAACTCTACCTTTTTGTTCAATAACATTATAATTGTCTGTCGTAAAATGTAGGCGTAAAGCCAGATAATAACGATAAACTTCAAATGGTTCCATAATCATACAGGCAGGTGACCCCTAGGTTTAATCATATTGGCCATCTCAGCCTCCATTTGAATCTTCTCTCGAAGCTTCTGATTAATCAATGAACCGATACTATCAATATCGATATCTTTTTCATGACAATAACTAATAACAGCATCCATGTATGTTGTGTTGAAGTTAGATACTATTTCATCAATATATAAACTAAACTCAGCAGGAGACCTAAATCGTTTAGTTATTACAAGTGCATCTGTTAATTGTTCGTTTTCGTCTATCATACAAAATAAATAAGGCCCAGCATTACTGCTTGAATGGCGAAACCAAATCCGATTGTTACCACCATCAGCATATCCTTAATTATAGCTGACTTTACAAAATAAAGCAACAGACCTGACCACAGCATTAACGCTACGTCTAGTGGAGGCATCTTATCAGTAGCACCAGCCATCACAGCAATAAAGCCAGGAATAGTGGCACAAATTAACGTTACAATACTTATCCATGCAAACGTGTCTGATGTTGCTTTAGTAAAACCTTCGAAATACGAGAATACTCTATCTTTAAATTCGTTAAATTTTTCCATTTTTCTCTCCGTAAAATATATGACGACCAATTTGACTAATCTTTGGAAGATTCCAATTTGGCTTTACATAGTCAGCATGATAATACATTGCTTTATGTAGTGAAGGTAGTCTGAAGTTTTCAAGTAATACCTTCTTAGCTACCTCCATAGACTCTCTATACATAGTACTAGATTTTACTTTAGGTCCACTCTCACAGTACCAAGAGAACTGGCAAATTACTTTACCGTATACAACGTTCTTTTGATACACTACATTACAAATATCAGATGGAAACTTACCTGACTCAGCACGATTAATAGTAACTTGCGCTACTGCAACTTTACCCTCGAATGGTTCTGAAGCCGCTTCATGATAGATATTTTTTGCAAGACAAGTTAACTGTCTTTCCCTTTCTACCATCGTAACAGGGGTACTATTATATGGATTGGATTTGTAGTACTCAATTTTATTAGTTGTAAATTTTGTAATTAAAAATACAGTCAGTATTATTAAACCTATTTTCAAAAATAAATTAAAAGTTTTTACCATTGGTTTTCCTTATTAAGGGGGATTTTACTCCCCCGCCTTCAGATTACTTCTTGGTTGAAGTCTGTTTGATGTCTGTAGGTATGTTAGAAACAAAACCATTCAAGACTTGCGCCTTTGCAATGATTTCAGCTTCAGAGGGATAGGCTGGGTAGCCTGGGTGCTCAGGTGGGGTCTGACCGGCATGTCTTGCCGATTCCACCTTAGTAGACCAGTCATTAGATATAACCTCTCGCTTACCGTAGTAATCGTCGTTCAGCATATCTTTGCCATTTTTAGAAGTTCGAGACGGATCTCGAATGGTGACATGTTACTCATAATAATCTCCTTGTGTGTATGAGTGTAATAAAGGTTTTGATGGGACCTTTAACCCAGATAGTTTTAAGAGACTAACAACTCTAATATTAGAAACTACGTGTGTACTGTAAACGAACTGCGTCTTTTTCTTCGTCACCGTATGAGCGGCTCCAACGAACTGCAACTGCGTCTTCTTTAGTAAGTGCATAACCTACTGCAACATGACCACGGATTGTTTCATATAATTTGTTAGCTTCAAATGCATTGCGATATCGCCCACCAACATCTGCCGTCAAACCAGCAAACAGAGGAAACTTAACACCAGAATCAATTGCATAGTAGCTAAAGTGTGTAGAACTTGTGATTCTTTCACCTAGACGACCACCAAAATATAATGCGCCAAAGCTTTTCTTTGCACGAACCTCTAATGCTTGAGTAATAGAGCCACTACCAATTTCAGTTTGACTGTTTTCCATTTTGATGCTGTAATCTACACCACCAGTTTTATTACCAATAACTAGGCCTTCTTTAATATTCTCTGCACCTGTCTTACGATTACTTTCATCAGAGTATTCTAATGATGCATAACCTTGAGCCATTGCTACACCTGTACTAAATAAAAATGATATTGCTACTAATTTAATAATCTTCTTCAAAATAACTCCTTTTAGTTTTTAAGTGGTAGGTTATTCTGTTACGAGGAAACCTACCGAAACCCTAAGCAGTGTTTAGGCTGCTAATCTGTATGAACTTTCGTTTGCAGATATTTTTGTTTAGTGTTTACGACAACTCTGTCGGATCGTCCATCTTTGTACTTATCGCCCTGTCGAATCTAGAACAGGCCCATCATAAAGACTCTTCCATGAATTATGTGCTTCGAAATAACTTATCCATACACAATATTCACATCCTTTACCGCAACATGTCGTTGGTGGTACTGGTTCTGAGACCTTATGGTGGACCTGAGGGGATTTGCACCCCTGTCCAGAACTACTTTCGATTAACTTCATACGATCGTTTATTATTTAGGCGATCTAATTTTCAACCGCCCACATATGGATTATACAGCAGAAGCCACTACTAATCCACTCTTCTTTTCGTAAAGGTCCCGAAAGTACATCAGTCTCTTTACATGGGTGTTTCTTCGTTCAACAAACACCTGTGGTTCTTCGTCATCTACAGCAATTGCAACAACGGTTTGAGCAACCGGTATCTTAAACTGTTCTTCAAACATGATAGCATAGGCAGAACATTGCATAAAGTAATTTTCAATATCTTCTTTATCTTTGAGCCGTTTTGCAGTCTTAAAGTCAATAACAGATAGAACCCCATCAAATTCAGCTACACAATCTACCGTACCAGCAATACGCAAATGATCGGAGTACATTCGTAGCTCTTGAGCATATACGTTGTTAATACGATGGAGGGTAGGTTTAAATTTATTAAACAGCTCCTGATCTAAAGGACTCTTAAATGCAGGTATCTTGTTATCAATATATTGCTCACACAACGTATGAATTCTAGTACCACGACCAGATGCCTGTCTGGATATTCTATTAGCTTCTTCTTCACCCACACGTTTGCGCCACTCCATAATATAACCTATGTTGTAGGCGGCAAGCACTGTTGTGATAGAAGGATACTTATTACCTTCAGGTGTAACGTAATAACGAGTACCGTTTTCGTTTAGTTGTTGTAGTTTGGGGACTTCACGGTCAAGCTGTACATGATTAAACATAGGTTATTTTAATGGTTTCCTGATAAAACTTCAACAGCATGGGCGTAATGTTTCTTACGGTCCTCTAAACCAATAGTACCCCCGTTAATCTTTTTAGTCATCGTAACAAAATCGTTAGAGTCAGCGTATTGGTTTAAATTGTTCTTATGCCAGAACCAACATGCTGAGTGAATAGCATAATACGCATCTAAAAGAATATCTGGGTTCTCAAGTAGCGTATCATCTTGGAACATAAAC